ATAAGTGGGATTTCTGTTTAACTTGCTTTCTTTCTGACGATTCTCAATGATGTATGTATTACCATTCTCTTCGTAGAAATATCCGCAAACACATCCTTTTCCGTCAAGACGTTTAGCCTTGAATTTGATACTTCCTATCTTCATATCTATTTTGCTTTAACATTATACACTCCATCAATGACCTCCACCTCGTAGCAATCGGGACAATAATGCTTACCATCTATCATTTCCCAATCAGAGTAGTCACCAATATCAACTTCTTTGTTACTGAATAGTGCAGAGCAAGTATCTGTACCACCAAATACTTCTCCGCATCTATCGCAAACGATCTGATACATTGTAATCGGTCTATACATAAGCTATTCTTCCTTCCCGTATAAAAGTTCAACACTCTTTCTTAGCACTGCCTCTATATGATCTCTTTCGAGGTCTCTAGGCTGTCTAAGAAGCCATTCTATATCTCCGTCTATCAATTCTTGATAGGCTTCCTTACATATTTGCATGCTCATATTTATCTATTCCAATATTTACCAATTAAATAACCGACAACTCCACCCATAAAAGCTATAAACAGAACAGCTAGGGTAAGTATAACATAAAATCCAAACATAACTATTCTTCTTTAAGTTCTACTGGCTCATCGCACCAAGATAACTCTTTTCCGATGAGCTTCTTGATACTTCCATGAGGTATAAGAACACAACCACCGATACCAGAATATGTAGGATTCCAATATCCATATTCTCCACGTCCACTTCTGTATGGTTTCTTTTCAAAAAGAAATTCCTTACCATTTCCATTAGTTGCTACCCATGCCATAACTATTCCTCCAATTTCAAATAAGTTCCACCATTACGACTTTCCTTTAGGAAGTCATTAACTTCTTCCTTGTAGGAATAACCACAATCCTTCTGAAGAGCCTTTATCTTCTTATAACCGATACCAGCTTCTCGGCAAAGTTGTGCTGCTGAGCTATAATCTTTGATGTAGCCAATCACATTTTGGATAACTGACCACTGACCTCGCTCGAAGTCTGTAACGCTATCATCTTGTGGAATGCCCAATGCTTTGTGGCACAATCCACACACTCTTACCATTTCTTTTTCAAGCTGCTCAAAGGAGTACTGTCTCCAGTGATATGTAAGGTAGCTTGCGCAACCCAATGCTTCTTTAACTTTATTATCCATAACTATTCCTCCACTTTATTATCTTACGTTACAATAGGTTCGATATTCAAATCTAATCATATACCCTTCTTTTTACCACCTGCGAATGCTTGTGTCATGTTTATCGCAGATATAACATCTTTGTACCTGACACCACAAACTGTTGCCACATCTTTAATTGCCTCATCCATTTTGAATTGCCTTGCCAAAAACTGATTATTCTTTATCAAGTTGACGATTTCTTCTTTCGTATGAATGCCTTTCCAAAATAGTTCGGTATGTGAACCTCCTCTTTCATCATCTACAGAGAACGGAACACCATAATTAGTATAAATTTCTCCGTGATGCTTGATGAGATGGCGACCAGGATTCTTTCGGATATTATTTATCCAAGTTTCATTATCGCATTCGCGCCATATCTCATACTCTGCCCCTGTCAGCGTTTTGTCAATGCCAATAGGATAATGACCGGAGCACCCTTTTGTTCCAAAATAAATAATCTCTGCCATATTCTCTTCTTTTTACCCTCTCCTGTAAAAGGGAGAGGGCGGTTAGTTAATCTGTTACAACTTCCCAATCTTCCGCAAATACATCACTAGAAGAAGGAACCAAAGAATCTGCTCTGCCATCTGGATTGATGATAAGCATCTGATTAGTATAGTCAATGTGAGGATTCTCACGGTTCATCAAGATGATCTTGGCAGACTGAGGGAGTGACTGCATATTAGGAATGATGTCACCTGTGATATGAGAAGGAACCTGCTTAACGATAAACAATCCCTTGCGTCTTACCGCAAGACCTGCCTTCAATAAGTCAATAGCACCACCGAAGTTAACAGAGCCTAGTTCACGATAGGCTTCCTAAAACACACTCTTAGGAGACCAAGACTTATATCCGTCCTTGTAGTCTACTAAGTAGCCATCTTCCTCAACGGTTGCTGGCTTAATTTCTCTACCAAGCACTATCTGTGCTTCTGTCATAGTCATAGGCTCTGCCATAATGACCTTTGTACCAATAAACTTTTTCATATTACTATCTATTTATATCCTTTGCAGGATGATTAACTAATCTTTTTGATACTATCAATTTCCATACTCCATAGTACGAACTCTCTACTGGAGCGAGTGCCATTTTTCTTAGCAGGGTTGATTTTTACTTCAATCTCACCATTATAGCCACCGTAACCTCGATTAGGGACGATGCTTGTAATCCAACAAACATCACATCTAGAGCAGCTAACTTTGTCGCCAACCTTGTATGGAAGACTTTCGATGTAATCATTTACGTAAGAACAGATCTCATCGTTAGCATCATTGATAATGCTTAGTTGTTTGGCAACCTTTACTTTTAATTCTTCTTTTGTCATATCTTTTAAAATTATGTCTGAAGACGTTAAACACTAATGTAAATAAATATTTTTATCACCTAAATCTTTTAATGCTATATCCTTACACTTTTGGCAAAGAAATTTGTTTCCCATGCCTTTGTCAAAACATGCTAAAGAAATAAAATCTTCTGGTTGGAATTTGTGCCCACAGCAAAAGCAAGTCTTTTGTACTGACAAATTAGAACTCTCACGCAACTCTTTAAAATGTGCAAACGTCCCAAAGTAGTGTCCTTTTTCACACCCTACAGCTTTGTAGACTTTCTTAATTATTACTTCCATACCTACACCTCCATTTCGTGATTAATACCAAGACCAAAGAGAAGGTGCTGTAAATCTGATACTGAACACATATTTATACGTATAACATTGTTTCCAATACAAGCATTCCATGAGTAATTATCAAATTCTAACAAATGCAACTTCAAACATTCTTTTTCGACAAACCAATAATACAAGTGATAAAGCATCCATCCATTCTTCTCTAGAATCTCTGGAGTAAGGCGTACTGGCTTTATATTTTCAATATCTACAAGATCATATACTAACCCTTCTTTAGGGCAAGACAAGTCAAAGTGACTTCCGTCTCTAGGCTCTTTAACAACCATGATTTTGTTGTGATACATAACAACATCACCTTCAATATATTTCTGTGCCATATCATTATATTTTTAAGTTACTATCTATATGCAAGGCATATAATAAATGTTGGAGTTCGTGAACATAGGTAAACTCAAAACGGAAATCGTGATTACATTCATTTATATAGCTCCAATCTCTAAGATTATGACATTGACAGATTTGTAAGTCACCATAAGTCATTCTATCAAGCTCATCCCATTTATCATCTAGTTCCTTGGAAAACTGATAGCCACGCTCTTCTTTGCCAACGTAAAACCAGCCTATGGATTTATCCCATCCATTCTTCTCCAAAATTGCGGGCACAAGATTAATAGGAACAATATCCTTAACCCAAGCACAGCAGTCGCCTAAGAGGTAGCCTTTATCTCCTAATTCCGCACCTTCGATGTTCTCTAAGCAGACAACACCTTTCAGTACTGTTCCATCGTTCAACTTCAAAGTCTTTGATGGGTCTGATGATGTTACTCGGTAAACAACATTCTTAGAGGTGCCTAAAGGTACTCCATTAGTCATTACCAAATCTCCTGGAATGTATTCTAACTTATCCATACGCTTTACTTTTCAAGTTTCTCAATCAATGCCTTAATCTCATTATATGCAAGAATATCTGTGCTTCTACAGAGGTTTCCGATATTCTTCAACTCCATGATTATCTCATGGTTGGTAGGCACACCATGCTTCTTTCTTACCCATTCAATGAACTCGGGAATTACAATATTAGTGCTTTCCAATGTCTTACCTACTCTACCATTGTATGACAGAAGGTAGTAGTTCTTTCTTGTGAGGAACCACCATAAAGCGATTAATCTATATTTGATACTTAATAATTTCTGTTTCATTTTCTTTACTTTTTAAGTTTATTGAACTTATCCTTGTAAGGGCAATCATCGGCTACAGATTCTATATTGTAGCTTTGACCTTGCAACTTACAAGATATACAATCACCATATCCGAAGCTCCATACTATGAAGTGTGGGCATTGAATCTCTTGACATATCTGCTCTATATCGTTCATACTATTAATCTTTAATTACTGCTATTCCAAAAGTTACGATGAACCCAAACAGAGTCAGGAAAGCTAGAGGTGCAATTGCATAAGCCTTAAACAAATAGTAGCAATGCGCTTCCAGTACACCAATCAGCAAATAGGTAATAGAAGTCACAATAATTTTAAACTCTTTCATGCTAATTTCCTCCTAATTCAATATAAACTTTTTCCAACACTTCTAACGGATAGTCATTCAGATTGAAATTATGTATACTATGAATGATAATTCGTTTACGATATTCTAGTTTTATTGCCTTTATCTGCTCCTCATCTTTAGGGATTTCAATTCTACGAGAGAAGATATAAGATTCTCCAGATGCGAATCCGTCAGACTTTTTGTATTTAATATTGTTCACAACGACCAAAGTTTTTGTTATTCTTTCGACAATAGCAATTCTTCTGTTGTCGTATTTGTCGTAAGCAACAACCTCATCACCAACAACCAAATCTTTAAGCTCTTTCGTTACTCACCTCCTTTCGTAATCAAGTCAAACAACTCATCTATAAATATCCAATCAGACAAATGGAATATATTGACTTGCTCTTCCCACATTTCTTGATATGTATTGCAAGTGGTTTTATCAAGCTCATCGTTCATGTCGTAGAGATTTCTATTACCGAATTCTTTTGAGAACGCAAGAACCTTTCCGTTGTCGTTACGTGGAACTTCGCTAGCAGGGTGAAACATGTCCTTCAATAGCTCATTGATAGCCCACTTAGCACCTTCTTTGAAGCTATCTTTGCCCCTAAGACAAATCATTTCATCCTCAACCTCGCCACTATTGTATCTAGCATACTCTGTCTCAATATGCTTATTAGCAGCTTCTTCTATTTTCTTATCGTCTATCATAATCAAATTGTTTTAAGAAAGTTATAGAAATATTCAACAGCTTCCATTATTGTATCAAACTTTTTATCTAAAGAACTTTCTATACCATCTTTTCTAAATGTAAGATGAAGTTCGACTTTATTCTTATTCCAAACATCATTACTGATTCTCCAATATGTAAGATTATCACAATTAACTACCTGATTAAAGTCGATTGAAGGAACAGATTTCTTACTTCCTATTAATTTCTCTATATCCATATTTATCCTTACAAGTTATTTGTTGTACCAATCAGTTTTGATGTCTCCTCATTGTAAGGGATACAAAAATTCCAAGTAGCACCTACACACGCATATCTGTAGTCTACATCTATATGGCTAAATAAATCAGCACACCATGTAGAATATTCTGTATCTCGCACCACAACCTTATCAAATGGCTTAAACTTGCACTTAGGCTTCAAGTCCACAATAGCTTTCTTCTCAGCATCCCAAGCCTTGCCTTTCTTTGCGAGAGCTGAGAAGAACTGTTTTTTCTCTTCTTCTGTAGCAAGGCGAAGTTCTGTGATTTCATCTTTACGTATTATGCATTTACCACTAATATCTAAAAACTGATTTGTGATGTCTAGTGAAGCGTGGTCGCATAAGTCACCATTCTTTTTAGAGTACTCAAAGATTTCAATAAAAGCACTGTCATTACATTTCACGAACAAAACATCTCCATCCTTGAACTCAGGCTTTTCAATTTTCAAATTTTCAAAGTTTAACTTATAGCCTAGTCTTTTCTCTATTTGGCGGATGTATTTCTGAGCGTCTTCTTTGTTTGCTTTGCTGAAATCTGATGTTGGCAATTCGTCTTCATACTCTCCGAAGCACATTGTAATACCCTCATTTTTCCACAGATAATTATTACCATTGAAAGTTTCGTAGGTATCATCATCAAACCCCTCGAAGATAACATGTGCATTTCCATCTTTGTTAACTAGAATGTCTCCTGTATTCCAAGCGAGCTTAGACCAGTCTCGCATTTCTTTGGAAGGAAGGAGAATCTGTAAGCCATCAAGCCAACTTTCTTCTGTACCTAGTTTTGAATAATCAAACAAAAGAGTACTGCCTACTTCATTAGTTGATGTGCATTCTATATAAGTACCAGCGACTGTTGTGTGGACTTTATCTAACTCTACGTCTATATTGCGTAATAAGTCATACAACTTTGTCCCTTGCGGCTTATCCTTTAGGATTTCCGCTACATTAATCTTTACTTCCATATTACTTCACTCTTTTGAATTGAACATTCTTTCCGTCTTTGCGCTCATTTGAGGCGCACTTGATTCGATTGCACATGTCTATATTGATACAGCTTATAATCTCATCAAAGAAACAACCAGTACAATCAGGTTTCTCGGTCTCAACCACCTTCAATGTGACCTCTGCGCCAATAGGTAAATCTTCCATAAGCTATTGTTTTTTACGTTTTAATTCTTCCAAGTCGTGTTTCAAACGCTTATGAAAGCTATCTTCGCCATCATCGCCACTAAGTAACCAGTCAATGCGCTGTGCGTAAACCTCGGCTTTCTTTAGTAGAGCTATACCTTTCTTGAACTCCTTGATGGTTTCCTTAGAATACTCGCTACGGTTTGGTATCGTATGATAATGCTTACGAACGTATTCTTTCTCGGAATCCTCTAACCAATGATCTTCAATATACCGATTTACGTCAAATTCATCATCAAGAGAATGTCCGTAGATTTCATCCTCTATTTCCGTGTATATGTCAGCAATTCTGTACTGAGCATAATCAAATGCGCCTCCACTCATACTATTCCGTTCTTTTTAGTTTAAGTTGTCTCATTTTTGCCTTTACTGCACCAACAGATCGTCCTAGAGCCTTTGCAAGTTCTTCATCAGACATCTTGTCAAAGTTGCGTGACAGGAAGTTAACCTGGATGCCGTTCCAAGGAAGGAATGCGTTATTCTGGTGTTCTTCACCATGATAGTCAACGCCATTAAGCTTCAGTCCTTCGTCGGCAGCGTTGTCTATCCTTTCCGGATTGCATACCTTCATTGCAACCACCTGCAAAGCCCTGTAAATCTGACCGCCTTCCTTGAAGTATTCAGCATCCTTATCAGGTATAAGGATCCTGGCAACCTCTCTCATCGAGGCATACATACCATACATAGACTGTATGAATTCTCCGCAAGGTCTTATGCTGCCGGAACTGATGCCACGCTCACTCATAACGTCATCAAACTTCGTACACATATCGTGCAGCATGATTGACAGGTTGTAGGCTACGCATGCATACGCCTGAAGCTTGTGTTCCTTGATGTTGTTCTTCAGAAGTATGTTGTCTGTTGTATAGAAGAGTCTCTGTATATCAATCTTCAGGTCTTCCTCCATGCTGTCTGTAATATCAAGCCAGAGTTCATACTGAGAAATCTCGGTAGTATACTTCTTGAATATACCTATAAGAGTCTCAGAACGGGAGAATGCCTCCTTTATGCGATACTTAAGCTCATGCTTAAACAGGTCCTTCCTCTCACTGAGATTGTCGTGCAAGTCTTTGATTGCCGTCTGTGTGATTGTGGCGAGAGAACCGATAATGAGGTAATAGAGCGAAGTGATATGGTCTACGGTTTCCCTGTCAGGCTCCTTGTAGTTGATGAAGAATGCTCCTTTGGGTGTGAAATTATATGCCGACATTCCTACACCTCCTTCTTTACTGCCAATGCACAACTGATACAGAAGAGCATCAGAAGCGAAAGGAAAATGTGTTCAACCATGAAGCAGATGAATCCGTAACCTGCGATAATTGCTGCGATGATAAGCAGGATCATCACTATTGTATGTTTGTATCTCTTCATATTTACTTTGATTTAATGTTTCCGTATGCAGCCATATAGCTATCAAGCTGCTGCGTTGCGTGTACCAGCTTCTGATTGTAGTTATCTCGCTCTGCCCTAGCTTTAGAGATAAAGATAAAGCTGACGATAAATGAGATTACTACCGTTATCACGATGAATAACCAAGGCAGCTTGTGTACTGCCTTATTGATTGCTCTTCCTATATTTCTCAGGATAACCAAAGAATAAACACCTATGAACACTACCGCCTGCTTGGTGGTTGCGTTAGTAACTTCTGCGATTTTACCTTTGCTTTCTACCATAATCAACTAATTTAAAAATATTGGTAATCTTCTGAAAATCTCATTATCAGGAGTTTTAAACTCCTTATCCCATGTTCTGTAAAGAACATTGAGATTCAGTTTCTTGGCGATGTATTTATAATTATTCTCAAACAAGTCAACATGCTCTTTGAAAACATATAGACGATTACTCTTCCTTGTACGGATGCTTTCTCTTATGTCTTCACGAAGATGTGCCGATGCGTATTTAAGCTGTTCCCAATCTCCCTTTGTCTTTGGCGCAAAGTTGATGCCATCCAAAAAATTATATCCAAAGTTGTTGATGTTAAACACAAATGCGCTACCAGATGTATAAACATATACATTTTCGACATTTGGAAATTGTTTTTTAAGGTTTAAAGCAAATCTATCGATGTTAATATTGCTCATAAACGGCTCGCCACCAGTAATACAAACGGTATGAACTGTTTTCATTTCTTCTACTGTAGCTACAGGAATTTTGTCTATATCGTACATTTTATTACAACATAGATTGCATTTGTGGTCACAGTTATCAAGAATCATCAAATGCATGATTTCTGGTTTCACTTTTCTTTCTGCCATAATTCTAAAATTATTTGGTTCGGTTGCACCAGTTATCGGTAGATTGCCAATAACCGGCTAACCATATTTCTTTTGGTGTCGCATTAGGATGCTCACTGAGCCATTCCTCTGCCATTTTACTTACGTCTGCCATTTTTGTCTCGTTTTGATTCTTTTTCAAGTTTTCTCTTTAGTTTTTCAAGAGGTGACTTTTCAATATCAACACCCTTTAAGCGGCAATGCTCTTCATAAGAAATTGCTTTTCTTCTAGATTCCTCATCTTCTTTCTTTTGTTTCTCAGCTAACTTCTGAGAATCAATTTCTGCTCTCTTTTCGTAGAGCTTACACATGTATTTTTCGAGAGCAATAAAAAGTTTTTGAGGATTTACTGTCTTTCCTACATAGATTTCGCCATACTCACCCATAGAAAACTCGTAGAAGAATCTAGTAAGCTCACTAGGCGTAAGGTGATAGTATTCTTGTCTGATACGCTGTGCCATCGCTTTGAACTGATAAGTAGTGGTCGAATCAATAGCACCAATAACCATAAACAAGTCAATAAGCATTATCTTAATCCAAAACTCGCTTGCGCCATCTTTGAAGTACTTATCAATACTAACTAACGACATACCGCCTCTAGCTACAGAATCATATACAGATGTAATTGCATCTGTTCGATTTTGCAAGGTAGGATATTTGTCCAGGAATAGCGCATATTGTCCACCGTATTTTTCCACCGCTTGCTTGCATTCAGTCGGCAAGGATTGAATTAATCTTGTTGAAAGTTCGTTGCTGTTGTTCATAACTATTTGCGTAATTGTTTTTAGGAGCGAACAACCCGGTGTAGTTGTTGCCCATGGAATACTCAACGATAACCTTTGCGTATTCTGGATTTCCGCTCGATAACTGTAGGAGTTTCTTTTTAAGAGCTTCTAACCCTCGTGGCTTGTAAGTCTGACGTTTTTCTTTCTTGTATGCAAGCCACATTTCAAGAGCTTCTTGGCAAGGGTAAATCTCCTCTTGCTGCCCTTCTTCCTCAAAGTCTGATAAATCTTTGCCTAACGAGAACGCAGCACCCATACAAAAGATTTTCTGCTTTTCCAGGTTATTCGGGAAAAGCTCACTTGACTTCTGTCTTATTTCTTTAGGTAACATCATTGTTTATAAATATTGTTTGGAATTCTGAATATCATGTTCGATGTGCAGAAGCGCGATGTACTCCTCAGAAGAAGGAATATATATGCCGGCTATGTTGCTAGACCAGTTTCTGAAACGTTCGATAGCCTCAGACAGCTCTTCTTTCGTAAGCTTTGCGGTCGATATTACGTATTCCCTGTCTGTTCCGAGCAGATCATCGTGCTTTTGTCGCACAAACAAGTCTCTATTAACAATCCTCTTGAAGTAACAGGTCTTGACTTCATCTAGAGTGTTGCCGGTCTGCAATCCGAAGTAAGCGAGTATCGTGTGAAGGTACTTCAACTGTTGAAGCGTTTTCGCCTTCTTTTCCACGACCTCTACCATACTCTGCTTCTCAATCAGCTTCTCTATCTTCAGTCTGAGATTCTGCACTTCAAGAGGATTCTTGGTATTATACATCATACTATTTCAGCATTGAATGTATCTTTAATCAGATTCAGCTTGCCAGTAAGGCTAAAACGGGAGTTGATCAGATTGTCCTGCCGGTGCTCCTGGCTGCTGTGCCGGTGGAAACGGATTGTTTGGATTCATCGGGTTTGGTGCTCCGGCCATAGCTGCTTGTTGCGCTGCTTGTGCTGTCTGGGCGCCAGTCTGAGGATTCATATTGTAGCCGCCCTGCATAGGAGCCTGCTGACCGCTCTGACGAACGACCTGCCAAGCATTCACTGAGTTCCACCATTTTCCGTTGTACTCACGGGCATTGATATCAAATGATACTGTCACTTCCTCGCCAACCTGCAAGTTGAACTCTGTTATCTTGTCACCAAGTACATCAAAAGCAACCCTCTTAGGGTACTGCTCGTGTGTTTCGATGACCGCAGTTTGTGAACTCCATTGTGTTCCCCTAGCAGATGTTCCGCTTTTTGTCGGCAACACCGCTATAATTTTTCCTGTTATGTCTGCCATTTAATTATTTATGATTTCGTTAATAAAATCGTTTGCGAGTATTACTCTGTCTTCCATCAGCTTGATATCATCCTCTACTCTGTCTATCTCAGCCCAGTGAATAGGCTTTGACAGCCAAGGACAATATACGATGAATATTCCACCTTTGGCGCCGGTACAGCTCATCTCAGCCATCATCTGCCAGTAGTACTTCGGCTCGGTTTCTTTGAGCGATGCGGCATCGTGGATGAGAGTTCGGTATTTCATATAAGTATTTATGTTCGGGCATTTGACCTCGATGATTTTGAGGTCTTCGCCGTCACGACCATAGATTGCTCCGTCAGGAGAAGCCGCGAAGTAAGGGATTGTATCGTGTTTGCAGGAAGAAAGCTCAGTAATCTCACCTTCAGGGAAGTTCATCTGCATGTAGAGAGCCTTGGCAGCATCCTCCTGATCAGCACCCCACTGCATTGCCTTGGTGTTTACAGATACTTGGTCGATATAATCTTGAAAGATTCCGTCATCATTCAAGAAGGTTGGATTGAACAGACGTTCTCCTGCAACCTGATAAAGATACGATTTAGCTGTATCGGAGAAGACTTCATCTTTCTTACGCCCAGACTTCATAATGTCGGCGATTTTAGAACCTGTCAAAAAACCGACGCGGCTACGGAACCACGAAATCGACCTCTGTTCTACGCCATCGGTAATCATTTCTTTTCCTCCTTCTTGGCAGCATCAGCCTTTGCTGCCTCAGCGGCCATAGCAGCAAGATTCTCCTTCTTCTCGCTCTCGATGTTATCAACATACTCTGGAGCAAAAGCGTCGATATCAAGGTCTTGAATATCAGAAGCATTTGTGTTAACTACTGACTGATCGAATGTGATAGCTCTCTGCATCTCCACAGACTTAGGCGCATATTTAAGGATAGACTTAAGTACTGTCTTCTGTGCCATAGCGTCGAAATCAGACTTCCAAGGAGAATTGTAGCCGGCACGGAATGCCTGAGAGAACTTTGTAGCGTGCGCCTTGACCTTGGCGATATCCCAATATGCAACCTTTGTAAATCCGTTCAGAAGCTCGAATTTTGCCATATATCCGATAATCTTATCAGAAGTTTTCTTCTTCTTATCGAATACATAGTCTTCATCGAACTCATCTCCGGAGACGTATTCTCCTTCATGAACAGGAGCTGCAAGAATCTTCTTGAACTGACCGCTTCGCTGACAGAGCTGCAAGATTCCGAGGTATCCCACCTGAAGTTGACACTGCGAGCCGTAAGGAATAAGATAAGCCTGCCCTAAGGTAGGGATGACCTGTAACTGCATCGTAGCGGCAACCATAGCAGCACCGATGATACTCATTGGCTGAGCCTTTCGCAGCTGCGGATTTCCGTTAGCAACGCTGATAACCGAACTCATGAAGCTATTTGCCATCTGAGGGCTACTCCACACTTCGTTGAGCTTTCCGACTACAGCAGGTGAGTGCATTAACTCACCAAGCGACATATTGTTTTGTTGTGTCGCAACTTGTGTATTACTCATTTTTTGCTTAAAATTTAAAAATTAATCACTGATACTTCCATTCCCAGTCTTTGCAAACGTAATCTCCATTGTAGCTTGCGTTATGATCAGTACAAATCTGAAGGAAGATACAATCGTGACAACTCCTTTTATAGTGGAGAGCGAATCTACTGTTTGCCATACCGGGAATGATTAATGTATTCTATCTAAATATCTGAAGTAAGTTTCCACCGTCACGCTTTCGCCCTTTTCATTAAGGCGTTCATAATGAAGTGGAACCTTACCGAGTTTTCTACCCTCACCTTCAATGTAGTTGAGGTATGCCGCCTTTTTGGCCAGCTGTACCGACTTGCTTCGTGGAAGTTCCATGAGGCACGCATGTACCTTACGCAAGTCAAGTACAGCAAAGGCCATCTTGGCGGGCATTTTTGCTATTCTGTTATCTATTTCTGTCATTACACTTCCATAATAGGAATCTCAGGACAGAGCTTACGAATCTTGTCAAGCTCCGTATTGATGATCTTGTCGCGGGATTCTTCGATGATACATTCTGCATCAGCAGAGATAAGCGTCAGTAATGCCATGTTGCCTTCGACGTGAGCGATAGTCTCAATTGAAAGCTTCTCAGGCTCTGCGCCCTTGAAAATAGGAATATTGATAGTGAACGATGGAGGAAGATTAGAGTCTACAGCCTTCTCATAGTTGTCAGTCACGGAACCATTGTCGCTGTATTCCTTCTTGATTGTTGTCTGAACCTTCGCCGAGAAGCTCTTGAGTAGATTGACGAGTTCCATGTTCTTCTCCTTCGTCTCGAAGAAAGAACGGTTGAGTCGGAAAAAGTCACCAAGCTGTACCGGTTTCCACAACTGACCGTCATTGATATGAAATCCCGTAAACTGACGAGACAGCTGAATAGAGCCGATAATTGTCTGTGTAGTGCGCTCATCATTCTCGTTTGTAACAAGAGTAACAACGAGCTTCTCTCGATTAACCAGGATATGCGTATGCTCTTTGTCAATCTGCTCTGTACCCCAACGCTTCTCAAGGAAGGCATAGATACAGGTAATAACACCGTCTACCTGAAGATTAAGAGGCTCCTTTGCAGGAAGCTTATAAGGGTTCTCGTTACCTACCTCACGGATAACAAGCTCCGCAGAAGTCTGCCCAGGAGCAAAATTTACTTGCATTTTTTCATTGTCCATTTTATAAAATGTCTAAAAGTTAAAACAAAGTGAAAGCAGACTACATAGCCTGCTTATCACGGTTAATTGAGTATACATTGCTAGGGAGTTCGTCACGTGTTGCCGGACGGGAAGAAACAAGATTACCCTCCTTATCATAGAAGGCAGTCATCTTTGCTTCACGGTCAACGAACTTGTAAACCTTCTCGTTAACCATGCTACCCTTCTGCTTGATTTCCTTAAGGAGAGAAGAGATCTCTTCCTTGATAGGCTTCAGCTCTGCCTTTTTCTGCTCACGGAAATCCTTGATTTCCTCTTCGATGTCAGATGCCCGTGCAGACTGAAGAGCGAACAGGTCCTTCTTCTTCATCAGCTCATCAGAGTTGAATCGCTTGATGAACTCCATTTTCTCAACGGAGTCAGCGTTGTTGGCGAGGAAGTCCTCACGTTCATCCAGGTCCTCATACTCGTGACCTAGTGTTGCAGAAATAGTTGCTTTTTCTTTTGCCATTGTTATACAAATTAATGTGTTAATACTCGGCGCCAGCGTCCACGCTTAAATTTCTTGTCCGCGTGAATTCCGAACAATGCTGGTATTGTTACGCCATTCATCATAGGAAGCACATTGCCCTTCTTCAAAATTCTTTCGAAATGTGAAGAAGTGACAGGAGCGTGGCAGATGATGTTCTTCTTTACATCATACAGGTTTCCGTACTTTGATACTACGCCCATTACTCGCCCTCCTTCTTTTTTGCAACCAACTTCTTGACGAAATCCATGAAGTTCTTTGCCTCTTCGCCAGTAATCTCGATTGCGCCGACGACCTCTTCGGTTTCCTCTTCATTCTCACCAGGAGCTTCCATCTCAGTCTCCTCTTTCTTAAGACGAACACCGAGGAGAGCTTTAGGATTGTTGTGCAACAATCTATCGAGAATCAGTAAGCAATGAGTCTTTTCAAGCGAAGCATCCTCACGAACGACCTCATCAGTACTTTCAATGATTTTCATCATCTCGTTGTACTCTTCTGCGGACTCACAGTTTTTTGCGAGTACCTGGATAACCTTGAAGCGATCAACTTCAAAAGTCAACTTAATCTTTCCTTTGTTCATAATTTAAAAATATTTAGAATAAAACTTACTCGTCTTCCTTATCCCAACCAAGGAGATGTGCTACGAATGATACAGCAGCGAACATAGCTACTGTGGCTACGAGACTATTGAAAATGATAACCATATCTTTTAGATTTTACACCTTATTATATAATAGTACAGTCGGACGGTGGATAATCAACGATTTTCCACTCATTCTTCTTTACCTTGATAGCCTTTCGGAATATCACGACTGCTTCGCCGTTATGACGCTTTCTATTGTGAGCGATAAGTCTTGCTACCACAGCTTTCGTAGTTATCGAAAACTCTCTGAGCTTTGATGTGTAGAGGCTCTTGACATCGCATATCACAATCTTATCGCCTTCCCGGTAAACGAAGTCGGCAGTATAGTTATGCCCGTAAAGCAGTGACATTCTCACGTACTTAACCTTAGTCTTAAGCTGCTTTGGTTTCAGCATCCATACCGGGTTGATGGCCGTGATGGTTACCTGTCTATGTATGCAGCTTATGCCAGGATCATCAAGGATGGTCTGCAAGTACAGGTACTCTTCCCTTGAATCGTATTCGTTCCCGTCAGGAGCGTAATACTTCTTTGAACCTACGCGTCCCATGTCTTGCCGGCCTCCGCTCCGGGATTTTTAAAAAGCAGATTGATGGCCTCAGAGCCATATCTCTGCCACATTTTGTTACCCCACTGAATGAGATATTCACCCTTTCGGGCTTCGAGCTTACCATCCGTATATTCCGATTTAAGTCGAACAGTAATATCCCTTCCGTTCTGTTCTATGCTTTCAACGCATTCCAGTTTCTGAAGAGCATTAATGTTTTCCTTACTGATTCTTATTGTATTTTTAACTTTCATCTATATAAAACCTCTCCGTTTAGCCAACCACGCAAGGCAGGAGAGGTGATTGCACGTGGTTATTGTGAGATGGAGTAGAAGTCAATATTAAAGGGAGGAGGGATAATAGACACCCTCACTCCCAAAGATAATCAAAAACTAGTAATTTATGGCACTCACAATTAAGTGAGCCGCATGCAGGACTCGAACCTGCGACTAGCCTAATGAAAGGCTACTGCTCTGACCAACTGAGCTAATGCGGCTTGTGCCTCCTACTTTCACAAGCAAGAGGATATTAATACTCAAATTAAAATATAAATGACTTTTATAAGAAGGTGCTGACCGCTGTCAGCTAAAACAAAAACATTTTTAGAATTTTACCTACTCTGGAAGCCCAGGGGAGACTCCAACTCCCAACCTCGCGGAAAGAACCACGGCTCTATGCAGTTGAGCTACTGGGCGACGCATAAGTTAACCAATCAAAAATTCTTGAAAAACGAAAGAAAATTGGGAAGAGAGGATGGATTCGCACCATCGACCTCCAAGGAACCTTCCCCTGGCGCTCTACTACTGAGCTACTCTCCCCAGAAATAAAAAATAATTCCTTCTAAAAGAGATAGACGTACCCTATCTTCTCAGACCAGATACGCAAGAAACAATCTTTTCACATATAAACAATTTATAGCTTTAAATAAACATTTGTGGCAGGTACAGAACTCGAATCTGTGACCTCTAGGTTATGAACCTAGCGAGCTACCAACTGCTCCAACCTGCGATGTATGCAGCCTATCTTCACAGACGAGCTGCATGTTTAAACTGAGTAAAATTTGAATACAATGAATTATATGTTGGAGGCTAGGGCTCAACGAAGAACCACTTGCGATGATAAGATCGGTATCATTTTGTTATCGCCGTGCATCAGTTACACTACTAACCTCTTGATTATATTTTATGAATGAGCAATTCTCACTTCATTTGGATTTACCAGACTGCAACGTTTTCGGCAGTGCTTGCACCGACAATTCTTCGTTCCGGTGTAGTCCGTCTGCTTACTTGATGCAGATTAGCTGGATTTTCGTATGTCGTGCGTCCTTTCGCCAGGTCACGGCATCCATTGATGCTCTCCAGTTACTTCTTTTCCACGCATACTATTTCTGTGCATCAATATGTCAAAGAACTATCTTCCATGTCCGCTCTAGAGAACTCTCGTCTGACGCAAGATTGTCGCTGCCCGAACGACCTACTTTATAAGGTATAAGGACTTACCTTTGCGCCGTCAGAGAGGAATTCAACTACTAAACGGAACTAAAAAAAAGAGTGTGACTGAGGAGGGATTCGGACCCATCGACCCTCGGTTTAGGAAACCGATGCTCTATCCAACTGAGCTACTCAGTCTGATTGGGGCGAAATAAGCTAAACGAACAGACATCGCCCCAAAGTATCTACCGCTGTAGATAAAACCCAAATAACTAATAACTAACAATCATACTCTCACGAGCAAATGAAACAAATCTATAACTTTAACCATACCAATATTCATCTTATTTCCAATGCTAGCAGATGATCCTATTCTTTTCTACCATCTTTCGAACATCAGAGACCTTATAGAATATGGTGTTTCGCACCTTATAGTAAGGCAGAATACCCGATTCTCTCAAATCTTTTATGTATTCCTTGCTAACACCGCCAAGGTATGCCAGGATTGTCTTATTGGTCAGGAATTCCTGGTCTACTTCCTTCAACGAGATGATTTTCTCCACCACGTCGATACCGACCTTACTTCGATTCTTGCCTGACATAGGCTCAATCTGTATTTTGCATATCAAGAATCTTCTCGAAAAGAGAAACGCATTTTTGAAGAGTAGATATTGTTTCATCCTTCATCTCCAACATTTCTCTTAGGACATCATTTTCCTGCTTAAGAAAGTCATCTTGAACCACCGTAACCTTTCTAGGCTCTTCGTTCCGGTCATACATATCACCTTCTCCGCTTACGAGACAATCTTTTCTAATGCCCAACGAACTACATATTTTAAATATGTCAGGATTTGTGAATGGCATTTCGCCTTTCATTTTGCGGCTAAAATTCGACGAACCTATACCAACAACTACCGAGAAGTGATTTCTCGACCTAAAGCCAAGCTTATCAATAAGAAAAGAAATTCTTTCTATAATTTCCTTGCTGCTCATTATCTTATTACATTTTATCCTTGTTTGTATTAACTACTTTAGAAACAATGTCGAATATCTTCCCAAGAAATCCGTGCTCTTCTGCTACATCAAGATAGCTTTGTCCCTTTTTTCTATTATAACGGGTGATAGCAATATTGTAAGCATAAAGAAGATTGTCGTATACAAGACGCCAAATGTCTCTCTGTGACGTATTGGTTGCAGCTGCATATTGGTTAACCAACCTACGAATCTTGTTTCGCATCGAAACCTCAGGAACCTTGTTCTCCGATACTTCAGCTTCAAGGAGTAGCTTTCCGTTCTCAACACGCTCTTGCTTCATCTCAGCGATCTCCTTCTTCGCTTCTGCAACGTCACGTTCTACACTAGATAGGCGATGTTCTTGCTCTACAAGCTGATTGATTGACATCTGAAGGATCTCAAGCTGCGACTTTGGTTTTTGTGAAGCCTTAATCTGCGCTTCCATACTGTTGAAAGCCTTGATGTATTCTAACTTGAACTGCATCGCCCTCTTGCCCTTGAAGTCCATAACGAGCAACGTAAAACCATCACGGTTCATTAGATACATCGGATAGGTTTGCCCATTCTGCTCATTTACGTAAGTTGTTTCTTCAAACATGGGGTCAGCCGAAATCTCGGCACACCCCTCAATCAACTTTCTGATTGAATCAAGAACATGTTTATGTTCTTTTCCAAAACTTTTAGCTACCAACAAACTATTTGTCAATGCCTGGTCGTTTGTACCACGAAACACGATTTCATTCAT